ATGGAATCCAGCAAATTTAAAAACTTAATTAATAGTATGAAAAATCATGCTAATTCTGAACATCCTAAAGAATGTTGCGGAATTATTACAACTGATTTTGAGTATATTCCATATAAGAATATTGCACCTGATCCAGAAAATTATTTTATTTTAGACCCAATTGCTTTTGTAGATTACCCTGAGAATTGCTGGGCTATATTTCATTCTCATCCTGACCAAGATAATCCTTTACCAAGTGAAAATGATATTGAAAGCACTTCTTTCGAAGAGTATAAATTTATTGTTGGCTGGAAAGAAAAATTTTATTTATACTGGTATGATACAAATATAGAATCATTAAAATTTAAAAAATTTACTGAGGACTATTTACGTGCAGAATGTAATTCTTAAATTTCATCCTACAATCCAAAAATATACAAATGGGTTAAGCGAGCATACTGTTAAAATTAATGATTTAGTAGATCTCCGAAACTCATTAGAATATCTATTCCCACAATTAGGAGTCCATATAAAACGTATTCGTTGTGGATTAAATTCCCGTGAAAATATTGCTTTAGTTAATACAAATAAAAGAGTTTTAGAGAGAGATGATTATTTAATAGGAACATTACGAAAGAGTGATACTTATTTTCATGTAGTTCCTTTATTTTTAGGTGGTGGAGGTAGTGGTGGAACTCAACAACTTTTAATGGGAGCTGCTTTAATTGGGTTATCTTTTGTGTTACCTGGAGCAGGTGGTTTGGCTGCTTCTGGATTTTTATCCACTATTAGTTTACAAGGAATTGCAATGAAAATGGGTATCAGTATGGTTTTAAGTGGAGTAATGGGTATGATAATGAAAACTCCAAAACCTTCTGTTATTGGTGGACAAACTACTGATTCCGAAGCACGAATTGAAAATAAAATTTTTCAAGGATTACAAAATACTACGCAATCTAATATTCCTGTTCCTATAATTTACGGAAGAACTCGTGTTGGCGGTCAATTTGTAAGTGGCGAAATTTTAAGTATTCAGCATGGACGAAATGAATTTATAAAAGTTTCATCGTTATTTCCTCCAGGAGCTAATTAAATGTCCCAGGCTGTTACTCTTAAATTTCACCCCACAATCCAAAAATATACTAGTGGAGTTAAGGAGCACACTGTTAGTGTAAATGATTTTATGGATATTAAAAATTGTTTGGCATCTTTATTTCCATTATTAGGACTCCATATGAAACGCATTAGGGCAGGTGCAAATAGACGAGAAAATCTTGCATTAGTTAATCAGGATAAACGAGTTCTTCAAACGGAAGATTATTTTATTAATCGGTTAGATAAAAACGATACAGAATTTTATGTAGTTCCTCTTTTTATAGGTGGTGGAAGAGGCGCGGGGATGGTTATTATTGGAGCTGCTTTAATAGGAGCAGTTATCTTGAGTGGTGGTCTTGCAGCAGCTCCTGTTGTAGCAGCAGGAGCAGGTTTACCTACAGGAGCAGCTATTGGTGCTGCTGCTGGGTGGGGAACTATCGCTGGTGTAAGTATAGCTGGTATGGCATTAAAAATAGGCGTTAGTATGATTATAAGTGGAGTTATGACCATGATGATGAAACCCCCAAAGCCTGATGTTGATGGTGCTCAAACTACAGATTCAGAAGCACGATCAGAAAACAAAATTTTTCAAGGATTACAAAACACTATAGACTCCAATGTTCCAGTTCCTATTATGTATGGCAGAATTCGTATTGGAGGTCAATTTGTGAGCGGAGAAATTAGAACTATTGAACATGGACGAAATGAATTTATAAAAGTTTCAGCGTTATTTCCTCCAGGAGCTAATTAAATGTCTCAACGTCATATTACTACAATTAACGCAGCTCCACATATTCACGGAGCTAAAGGTGGATGCTTTCCAGGGGATGCTTTAGTGTCAACTCCTTCAGGAAGTATTGCTATTAAAGATTTTCATATTGGTGATAACGTTCTTTGTTATACCCCCGACGGAGAAGTACTAACTAGACCCATTACCGAAGTTTATACTCATGGTAAACAAGAAGTATTAGAATTTACATTAGGAGTGGGACGTTTAATAGTTACTCCCAATCATTGGATTTTAAAATCAGATGGTCAGTATACTTATGCTTCAGATTTCGAAAAAGGTGATTATTTACTTGATTTAGAAAATGAGGCTCAAAAAATATTATCAATTCAACAATTACAACCAGAAGTAGTTTATACATTAACTGTAAAAGATTATCATACATTTTTTGTTAATGGATTCAGAGTTCATAATAAGGGTGGAGGAAAAGGAGGAGGGTCTCCTGCTCCAGCTCCTACTGAAGAACCTAATAATTTATTTTCTACAGATATTGTTTTAACAACTATTGCTTTAGGAGAGGGCCCTGTTTACAGGATTAATCCTTTAGGACCTCAAGATATTGAATTAAATGAGGGAACTATTGATGATTTGATTAATTTAGATGGAGATGGTGAGGCTAACACAGATTTATTTAAGACTTTAGAAAGAACAGGAACTCTTACTCAATCAGAGATGCCTGTATTTGGAACCCGAACAGTTATTCCTCAATCTTTAGCAAGTGCTATTGTTTTACGAAAAGGTAATGTTGCAGGAGTTCCTCAATCAAAAGTAACTCTTCAAAATACGAGTCCAGATGATTTTAGTACTCTAACTTTTACCTTTTTAATTCAAAGTTTATTAAGAATGGATGATACTGGAAGTATTTTTAACTATAATATAAGTATAAATATTAAAGTATTTGATAGAACAGGAACTAATATACTAAAAACTACTGATGACAATGGTTCTCAAACATCAACTGGAATTACGAAAAATTTTAATAATAAAACAAATACACCTTTTCAATTTCAAATAAATTATCCTATCGCAAAAGAAGATCGAAATACAGGTGGATATAAATTTACTATTGAGAAAACTTCTGATGATTCGGATTCTTCTAAAATTCAAGATGTAATTTCTTTTCAAAATTGGTTAGAAATTAAAGAAGAAAGAACTGCTTATCCGAGAACATCTGCAGTAGGTTATGCTTTATTAGCTCATAATGAACATGTTGGTGGAGTTCCGACAGCAACTAGTATAGTAAAAGGATTATTAACAGTAGTTCCTTCTAATTATGATCAGCCGATTTTACCTAATGGAGAAGTAGATTGGAGAGAATTAGAGTTGCCCGAGACTGGTGTTAACGGTTATACTACGCATGGATATAGATTACAGAGTGGAGGCACTGATACTACTTATACAGCTGCTAACCCTCAAATTTATAAAGGGATTTGGGACGGAGCATTTGTTTTTTCTTGGACTCAAAATCCTGCATGGATAATTTTTGATTTGTTAATTAATCCTAATTATGGATTAGGAATTCCTGAAGAAAACATTGATAAATTTCAATTTTATAAAGTTGCGCAATATTGTGATGGAGTAGACGCAGCCACTGGAAAATGGTACGGAGTAGATGGATTTTCTGATGGTAGTTATCGTCATAAACCACGCACTAAATTTGGAACAGTTAGAGAAACTTTATTAGGAATTAATGAAGGTATTGCTATAAAAGAACGCAGGTTTATATTAGATTTATTATTAAGTGATCAACAACAAGCATTTGATTTATTAAATCAAATTTGCGGAACGTTAAGAGCAATCATTATTTATAGTGGTGGAAAGTTATCTCTTCAAATTGATATGCCAGATGAAGTACCTATTATGGTTTTTAATGAAACTAATATGAAACCTGATAGTGTTACAATTAGTGGTATTAGCGAAAGTGATATTATTACAGGGGTAGACATAAATTATATTAATCCTAATAATCATTATAAAAGAGAAACAATGAGAGTGGATGATCCTATTTCTGTTACTGAACTAAATCAAATTGAAAATATTCAAAGTATTGAATTACCTGGAGTAACCCGTAGAAGCCAAGCTATGCGATATGCCCAATATTTAATAGCAGCAAGTAAATTTATTAGAAGAAAAATAGGGTTTGAAACAGATACTTCAGCTATAGGTTTAGCGCCTGGTGACTTAATTGCCGTTCAACAAAAAATGATCGGAACAGCTTATGGATTTGGAGGAAGAGTAAG